GCAATCATGTTCTTCTTTTAGTTCTCTTGCTCCCTTAATTGCGTTTTGTAGATCGTCAAGTAATATGTCCATTAAGAATTTTTCATCGTACTCTTTATCGTCTTCCCAAAAATCTTCGACGCAAAGATGACCTACGCCCACGGTCCGCTTACCAAGTGTATCGAGATATACCTTATTACGATAGCCCTCGTGTTTTTTTACTGATTTTAATAATCTATCCATGTTCATAGTCTTTATAATCTCCTTTTAAATATGTTATCGTTCTAACCCAACCTGTTGGTATTGCGATATGTCTGCCACCCTCTTTATCGCCATCGAACTCTGAATAATCTGCCATGATTATAGTTTTCTTTTCATCTTTGAACATAAGCCAACCAACCGAGTGACACATGGCTAGTCGTTCTTTTTGTATGTCTTCAAGAGAGTGCCAACCTGTCTGTCCGTCTTTAGCATCGTACCACGTAACAAGGACCAATGGCTTATTCATGTTATCCCATGTACTCCTAATAAGTTGACACGTCAAGAATAAAATGGTAACGGGTAGTAACGGTTGACAACGCCTGGAAACCAGGCATGCGAAGGAGAAAGAATGACAGATAAAAAAACTAAATTATTAGAAGAATACATGAACAAATGTCCTTTTATAGAAAAATTTTCTATTGAGAAGTTAGATAAAGAGGGAGCAACAATTAGTATTGCATTTGATGATGAGCATTTAGAGTGGGAAACTGTAGAGAAAGAGGAATCAAAATTATGGACGCCATGGACAAAATAAATAAACCAGACTATTATAACTTATCGAAACCAAAGAAAGTTGAAGAAACGACCAAGAGAAAGTGTTTAATGTGCAATAAACACGTACCAATGACCAAGTTTCAACGGTATTGTAGTGTAAATTGTAGAACTAGAGCAACGAATACTACGAGGTATTTGTAATGTTTTTAATAATATATTGGAAAATAGTTATTCTTGTTCTAGCGTTGAGTTTTCTGTTAAGTCTTCTATAACTTCTATTTCGCCATTTACAATATTGTGATCGCGTATTTCTTTTAATTTTGCTTCAAGTTCTGGTCTTGACATATTATCTAAAGACGCGGTTACAACCTCTTTACGATCTACATAAAACCCTGCAAGTTGACCGCGACGATATTCAGCTTGGACAGCTGGTCCTACTTGACCATTGGTAACGGCAATATCTCTTAATCTAGCGAGTTCACGAGAGTGTTTAACAAAATCTATTTTACTTGCTTCGGCATATTCTCGTTGTAAGTTTTCGATTGCCTCTACAACTTTAGGAAAGTATTTTGGATTACGAAGATTACAAGCTTGTGATACAGCAGACTTTTCAGAATATCCAGCTTGTTTTGCACATTCTGTGGCTGTCAATCTCCCATTTTCTTTTACAAATATCTCAACAAATGCTCTTTGTTTAGGACTCAAACTATCGTTCTTTATCTTAGGCATATTTTATTTTAATACACTTTTTCATTTTTGTATAGATTATTATTATTATAATATATTATATATATTTTTTATTTTATATTGAGAAATCACATCTGTGAGGTTACGTCTGGTTACGTCTGGTTACGTGGGGGTAGTAACCCTATTAAGCTATGTTTTTCAATGAGTTAAGTGCAAGGTTACGTGGTTACGTCAGTTTTGTAAAAAATTAAAAAAACTTTTTTAAATTCTGTGTAAAAATATTATACAAAACTATTGACTTATATAATAATGGGATTATATAGGATAATGTAGTCAATAAGACGACGTCTGAGATGTCTTTGTAGCAAGACCTTATTGATTACAAATGTTAGTAATTCAATCATACTAACTGCATAGGCGACGGAGTTATTCGGATAAGTCCTATGCAAACTTAATCTTCCGTAAGAGGAGGGGTCAGTAGACGTGCTGAATGATCGCGAAGAAAAGACAATCCCGTCGCGCCTCTTACGAAAGGTTAAGAGTTTATATACTGTGAAAGTGGATAAAACCGCCACCGACTAGTGTTCCGATAAGTACTTTAAAAAGGGCGATCAGTATATAATATTGAGGGGTGAAAGAGTGTTTGTAAAAATAGATCGAGTAACCCCAATTAAAAGGAGTAATTATGAGTTATATGAGTGAATTAGATTTAAGTATTAGAGAATTAATATTTGATGGGAGTTTAGAAGAAAACATAAAAGAAAATATTGGAAAAAAAATAACCATACGAGGTCGTGATTATATTGTATCTGAAAAAGATATAAGAGATTACTATAATCAAGATGAGTAGTATCGTATATAAATCTGGCGGTTACGTTTCTGTGCCAATGTCGGAAAACTTATTTTGGAATAGAGTTGGTTGGCTTCGTCATGCTATGCTCACGGCGGAAAATTTTGAATTTAGATTACTATACTTTCATAAGCTACAAGACTTAATGAAATTTGTTCCATGAGTTGTATTGAAAATGAAATGATCCTTGAAAGTCTTTACGAAAAATATTTAGATTTAGGATATGATGAGGATATGGCTAGTGAACTAGCTTTTGAGGAGTTTGCAAATTTACAATAATGTTCTTGACAACTTATTATTCCCATGCTAATGGGATAATATAATTTTTAACAGAAAGGAAAAATTATGAACAAAGATGATATAAGATTAAATAAATCTAAACGCGACGCAATTAAGTTAGCTTGGCGAGATGTTGTTTTAAAACAAACACCAACTGCTAAAGATGAAGATTTGCGTAATGCTTGTGATAACTTTAGAAACCTAGAAAAGTCAACGTGGGATTCTGTAATCAAACCAACTGTTGAAAGGTTTTATCCTCAATCAGATATGAAGATACTTAAAAAATATTCTAGGGGTAATAGTTATGGCACGTTTGCTGAGTGGGATAATTGCTTCTACTTTAAACCAACTTTTGAAGATAGGAGTGAGGTACAGTTTAGGTGGAATTACAATGGCGAAGATATGACAGCATTATACTATGATGATATTATGAATCTTGGTGGTAATCCTAACCTTGAAATAGAGCATGAAAATAGAGAGCCAAGTCCTAAATTTTATGAGCAAAGAGAAAAACTACAAAGTATTTTAAAAGATAGTTTAAAAGTTCCTCGTTATGAGGGTTATTCTAACGATAGATATTCTTTTCATAACATTGAAGATTGGAAAGTCAGTCGTATGGACGGATTTGCTATGTTAGTTCCAAGCACAGGGGGTTGCCATAGTAGAGTAATGATGATCGATAGTGAGAGTGATTGGCAACTTTTACGAACGTACAATAAATCAAGATCAGCCATGATAAATGCTCAACGCGACGTTTTCAAAGAGAAAAACACTTTGATAAATGATATGAATATGGTCATAGATCAATCTAAGTTTTTGAGTGAGGTAAAACCTTATTGGGAAGATATTGAATTGTGTGTAAATTTTGACGATCAGAATATTGGTACTGCTATCTCAATCGTTTCAGAAGAAACAAAAGATAGATTAAAAGAAAGTGCCAAACTACGACAAGCACATAGAGAAATGTTGGCGGTGGTAAAAACACCAGCAAAAGAACTTGTAAGTTAAATCATCTTGACACTATCCTACATTTGTGGGATAGTGTTTTTTATTTAAGAAAGGATAATTTATGAAAAAACAAATACCTCTTTGTCAGAATTGTGGTTGCAAGATTTATTCAAGTTATGGAGTTCGTGGTTATTTAGGAACATCATCTTATCAGTATGATAGTGAGTTTTTTAATTCAATAGAGGAACGTGATAATTTCTCACCGCCAGAAAATGCTATTGATATTGATAGACAAGATCACTCTGTTGGTGGCGGTTGGGTTAGTTGGAAAATACCACAAGAAAGTCGCGATGGGCTTTTTCACAATCGTTATTGCTTCGAGGAGTGGCATTTAAAACACCGCGACGAAATTGAATCCTTAATAAAAAATTTAGGGGAGTGGAAATCGCCTTGACAATAAAAATGTCCTATGGTAATGGGATAAAAAACAGAAAGGAAAAACTATGTCAACACGCAGTTATATAGGAATTGAATTACCAGACGGAAAAGTAAAATCTATTTATGTCCACAGCGACGGATATATTTCAGGCGTCGGAAAAACTTTAGTAGATAATTATAATACTTTTGCTACCGCCATAAAATTATTCGACTTTGGCGATTGTTCTAGTCTTGCTGGTAATCTTAAAGATTGTTCTTTTTATTCTCGCGATTGGAATAGAGAAGAAGAAAACAATCAAGCAACAACTTATAATAATGAATATCTTTTTTATAATAGTTTTAAAGGGGATATTTTTATTGAGTATATTTACTTGTTTAAAAATGATGAATGGACAGTTTCGGAAATGTCTAGTCATAATAATTTTGAACGTCATAAATATATTGAAGATTATTATGTTCTTCATACAAAGCCGATTAATGTAAAAGATCATAAAGACTTTAATAAGCAGATCGAGGGCTGGACAGAAAAGGATATGCTTTCAAATCTTGGCGAAATGTTGCAAGAAACTTTTGGTGGCGAGAATATTTCTGTGCAAGGTCAGAAACCAGCAAAAAAAGAAAATCTGAATTGACTGCAAAACCAGAAACAAACTTTGGTCGTGAGATAATGAAAAATTTATCTCACGTTTTTTGGACTAGGATAGAGAATCGTCATGGTGGGGGAATACCAGATTTATACGGAATAAAGAGTTGGAAAAAGTCAGCTTGGCTAGAATTAAAGTGTATTAAACAAAATTCGATAAACCTCTCACCTTTACAAATATCATGGAATTATAAGCATTTTCGACAGGGCTTTAATAATTATTATATTGTCCGCGATACGAGATCAAAGCTTATCAAAATATATCACGGCGACAAAGGGCGAGAACTAGCGGAAAAAGGTTTTTCTTTACCGCCAGAATATGAGTTTGATC